AAAAAGACAACAGAAAAACCGAGAAAATCTCTCTTTTTCCTGAACTAAACTGGTGCATAGTTCAGTAACAAACCATCCGCTTTGCAACAGGGAAGCGGGCCGTAACTCCAGTGGTGACATGGGGAACGGACATTAGCTTACTCCGCTAAGGGAGTGAGGAGACCTGACTGAGGAAGTAGGATGCACCTCAGGACTTAGAATTCGGTTTAGTCATCTATGGTAGTGACCCCAAAACGACTAGTTCGGGAACGGGGGACCCCACTGCCGCAGGGGTATCGACGGGCTACTACACCCACTTCAGCCTTCCCTCCGGGGGGGGTAGAAAGGTGGGTCGAGCGGTGAGGAGAAGGGTTGTCAAATTAAAACAACTCTCCGACTGCGATCTTATTTCGGTAGTCCCGGGCCGGCGTTGATACTCAGGTAAGGTCCGGATGTCAACCAACTATGGAACCAAACACATCTGTCATTGCAACGGAGCAGCAGCAGGCTGCCATGAGAGAGGTGGAGGCCGAGGCGGCGGCCAGAGACGAAGTGGTGGAGAAGATCGCATTCGCTGAAGGAGCGATGATGGTACAGACGAGGAGGTTACCATCAGGAAAGTCGTCGGTAGGAGGTTTTCTCGGCGAACTGGCACAGAACATACGTGCCATGAATCGGTCATTGCACACAGATACCAACATGCTGACCGAAGGGGCGATGGTGGACAGAGCGAGGGCAAAAGTACACAAAATCATTAGGGAAGGGAATTTGGACTCTAGGGTATTTTCAAACACGGGGAGCAACACTATGTTGTCACTGTGGGTACCAGCAGTACCGGGACCACCGGCAGTACCGGAGCATTGGGACGTTGCGCCGTCCTGGTTCGTATGCAGACCGGGGAAAAAGGGGGGGATAAAGATCACACAAAGCGCATCAATGGCAGCATTAAACCCACTATTTAGAGGCGCAGACGTGGGGCCAATCGGGACAGCAGTCAGGGCGGATGTAAACGCATTTTCAATGAATGCAGTTCTGGGAGCACTAAGAGCCGGGGGATTTAACACCGAACATTCCCTGGTGTCATTCGTTGAACCACTAATTCGGATCTTGCTAATGGGGGTACAAACACAAGACAGGGGGACCAGCCCATGGGATTGGGTTGGAGGGATGAGTTCGCGAATAGTCAATCCCCTAGTATTCACAACAAGCGGGAACTTCTTCCCAGGGGGACCAAATTTGAGGGTGTGGGGAGCCAACGATACAGTGGCCAGGATAGTAAACGTTGAGGACTACATGCGCGAGGCGGCCGGGGAGGGGAGGTTCGACGCTGGATGGGGACCGGAATTCTGGGGTGGGACAGGGGACGACGCAGTGGCGGTGGTACCGATAAGGGCAGTAGAAGCAGGGCTAGGAGAAGTAAACGCAGGGTGGACATTGGCACACATGGAATACCCAGTCAAGGTTAGACTACTTGACGTCGACGACCGAACAATTGGACCAGGGGGGAGCCTGCCCCTAAACGCAAACAGAGAATACACGGCGGCAGGAGCTACGCATGTACCCGGGCCCTATGCCAGGGTACTGTACGTCGTCGTGGACCAAAACGCAGACAGGTGTGTGGGGGTGAGAGTGCAGGGACAGGGTGCTGTAATTGACGTGGATCCGGCGTTGAATTACGTGATAGGGGGAGCGGATTTGGGGATGTTGCCGTTGATACAGTGGAGTGTAGGGCTGGGGGCCGAGGACATGGCGCAGGGATCGATTGCACAGACGCAGCGATGGGTGAGGATGTATGGAAACGAGGACGATTGGGAATCAGCGTGGCATCTAGTGTCTAGCGCGTACACAGTGTACAGCCCGGCATTCAGGAGATCGGGTGTCGCAGTGGAGGGAGGATTCTGGGCGCAACCAGCTGCAGGGGCAGCACCGTTTCCACTAGGAGGATTGGCAGGGTGGGTGAGGTACGACAATCAGGCACGGGCGGCGCAGGTTGCACTTTGCAGAGAGAGGGCGGATATGGCGGAGTGTCCTTGGGGGGGGTACAGGGAGAGAGGGGTGAGACCGGGGAGTGTGGCAAACTGGCAGTACGTAAGGTTCGATCCCACAGTGGCTGTAGGAGTAGCTGCTCACTTCTGGTCGGTAGTGAAGGTGATGGTGGCTCCCGTCCCAGACAGAGCGGCTGCTCTGGCGGACATGGCGTGGGGGAAGGGGAAGGTGCAAGCCATGGGTGAGGATGTGATCAACGGGCAGATGGGACAACCTGAGTCCATGATGAGAGGGGTGGCGCTGAACGAGAACCAGGGACTAGCGGCGGCTACAGTCAGGAGGGTGGTTGGGCTGGAGAACGAGTCGATGCAAACAACGCACTGGAGTACAACGGAGGTAGCAATGAACGGGTACTACGGGAGAGCAGGAGCAACAGCACACCACGCTGCATTTCCGTTGTCCGAGGGGGGGACAATGCGAAAACGAATACCAGCTATAGAGATGAGGGAGAACGGGGTGGAGGGGGACCTGATGAACGATGATCTCTATTCAATTGGAACGGCAGCGGGGTACCTGGCGGTAGAGGGGATGGCAGGTGCGCAGGGGGGTATCTGGGACGTGGTCCAGTACCAGCTGCCTGGGCCTGACGATGAGGCGAGGGGGGTGATGAACACGGTGGGGGCGATGGGGGGATGGACGAGGGCGGTGACACCAGTAGACAATGTGGCCACCATGAGGGACAACGGGGTTGAGGGGGAACCTTGTGGAATAGTGATGTCTCTACCAACAAGTGGGACCGCTGTGGTGGATAGGTTAGCTAATTTCGGATTACCACCAGCGAGGGCGGAATTAAGAGAAGTACCATTTGGCGGGTACCAAAGATCAGTCACAAACACCAACCACAGAGTCAAGGTGAGTGTGAGTGGGGGGCGAGCAGTTGTTCAAAAAGGGAACAAAGCCGAGATGAATCCAGTCTTTGTCAATAGGACACCAGGACAAACGACCCTAGGCCAACCAACAACAGACACTACAGGGATGACAACTGCAGATTTTTTAGATATATAGACCCCTGGGCACCAAAAAGAAGTAGAAAGAGGAATGCAGTTGGAGCACTACTACAATTAGACCCAAATTTAGGACTTAAGAGAATGATAACCAAAGCATTGGCCCAGGGACGAGAAGAAGATTGGATTAAGATAACCACCAATACTACAAAGATCAAATTGAAATCACTAAGGCCACTGGATGGATGGGAGCATTCAGGATGGGGACTGGGACTGAGGTTAGCCTTAGAACTAGTTTCTGAGCCAACGAGAGAGACAATGTCAGGGGTAATTAGACAAATTAGGATAGGGAAGCTAGATCCAACCAAGGTATTTAAATCAATTAGTAACCAGGCGAAAGTTAGCGGGTGCGGGCTATGTAGGGAGTGGAAGGAGTACGTAAATTGGGAATTACTAGGGGGGTACCAGATGATAACAGCCCAACAGATGGGTGAAGAGGTAGCACACCAGGTGACCGAAAAGGCTAAAAGCGAGGAAGCGGGAAGCGATAGGATAAATAGGGCATTAGAATCAATTTTAGGGCCACTAAGGGGTACATGCACGGTACCGTGCTCACAAAGGGAATTTTTATTATGTAGGGATAAATGGGCCAAAAACACGTCCGGGTACATAGGGTTAGGGCAAAATTTAGGGCGACAGAAGATAGACGTAGCACTTAATTCAGACATCAAGGCACTGGAAAGGATGATGGAGGGAGAATTCGAGAACAGACCATTTATTAAAAGTGAACCAGGGAAAAGCAGGCCGGTAGTTAATAGTAATATATCGTGTTACCTAAATTTAGAGTATGGGTGGGTAACCATTAAAAAGACACTGAAAAAATACTTAGGCAAGAGGACAACAATTTTCGACGACGCAAGCCAAAAGGTACTGTTATGGCAAGAAATGATAATTGGAGCAGATAACCATAGGGAGATTAAAGTGCCACTAGACTACTCGCGGTTCGATTCAACAATTGGGAAAACGCAAATCATGAAGTGTGTTAGACTGCTATTAGACATGGTGCGAGGTAACGACAATTGGAAAAGGTCAGTTACTGAAAGATTCGAGAGACAAACGGTGTACATTGACGGTTACGGAAAACTCAGGTGGGAAAACAGCGTACTTAGCGGATGGAGATGGACAAGTATAATCACATCTGTAATAAATTTGGCCATTCTTAAGGCGACCGGAGCCGATGCGAGCGGAGTAGGGATTAAAGTCCAGGGAGATGATGTTAAAATCAGCTTCCAAACAATTCGAGAAGCGGAAAGGTGTGTCGAAGAAATTAACGCTTTAGGGTATGAAATTAACCCGGGTAAAGTATTTGCGTCAAGGAAAAGGGACGAGTATCTCAGGATGGTAGCGGAAGAGGGGAAAATGGCAGGTTATGTAATTAGGTGTCTACCGAAAATTGTATTTACATCACCAACAGAAGAGGTTACCACATGGGAAGAACGAATTAGGGGAACAGTGTCAAAATGGATGAGGGTGTTATCACGGGGGGGGGATAGGGAAGTAGCTAAATATTGGATGAAACGCGATTTGTGTGGATTGAGTGGAGAGAATTCGGAATTAATAGATAGCTGGTTACGTACTCCAGCATCCGTGGGGGGGGGTGGTTGTGCATGGTTACTTGGGGAGGGAAATTTGTGGACGGGATTAGTACTTAGGGAACAGGAGGAAGCAGAAGTGGTGGAGCGTTCAAATCACAAAATGATGTCGGATTACGGGGGGTCAGTTCCTGCCCGTAGATGGATCAAGAGTGTGACGAAGGGCGCAAAACCGGCTTTTGGGTTCAAGAGGATAGAGAGGGTAAAGCCACTAGGGAACTGGTTAAAAGATCTAAGGCCAGTGGCGGAATCAATTAAATCAATTAGTGACTTAGTCGAAACATCACAGGTACCAAAATTCAGATTTAAGGAAATTTATGATTGGACACCATTCATGGTACACAAGAGGAACGCGCTCATAGAAGAAAAGAACTGGGACAAATTGTGCTCGCTTTATCATAATGAAGGGGAAGTGAGACTATATAAAAGGATATTACCCAGGTGGATGTGGCTGAGTATGATAAAAAATGAGTTAACATGGGTAAGTATGCCACCAAACATTGCTAATTCGGAAGTTGCTTCACTTGCAAAAGAAAGAGTGGAGTACAAAGTGTTGAGTAAAGTATTGAGGTATCACCGAACCGTCTCAAGAGAAACGCTCACTCGTTTTTCTATTGGTGGGGAGTATGTACTGAGTGCTAAACTCAACGACAGGCAAAGGATATTACAGTAGGACGGTGGTAGCTGAAACAGGGGCTACTAGCACAAAGAAGCTATCTGGAATAGGGGATAGTGTAACCTGATCACGGAACTAATACGCACCGTGTACCTATTAGTAAGGCGTATATGGTAGGTGCCGGAGGAGGCGACGATCCCGGGACTTCACTTACCGCAGAGGCAGCTATAGTAGGTTAGGCGTGGAATTCCGGCCATTTTAGAGGACCTATTCGGACCGGCGTGGTTGTCGAAGTAAGACCCGGATGTCAAACAAGATGAAGAGTTTTTTACTGGTGCTTTTATGTTTGTGTGTAGGGGAAGGGATTGTTCCAATGTTCAGGCGAGAATGGTGTTTGTGCACTGCAGGGAATGCGAGAGTACCCTTGGTGGGAGAGGGAAGGGCTGAGAAGATCGAGCTATTCAATCAGAGCGCCACATGTGGGAAGAAAGAGCTAATAATAACGTGGAAGGGAAAGAGGTGGTGCTACGATATTGAGAGCAAGCGAGGGAAAATACTAGTAAAGACACTGAGCGGAGGGGGACATCTGGAACGAGAGGGAAAGGGGTACAAGTTAGTTAGGAACGGGTTCCATCTTGCTTCATTCGGGGGTAAAAAAGAGGAAATACAGGATTCAAGTCACATAGAGAAAGTAAACGGGAAAGACGCGATAGTTAAGAAAGGGCAACACGTAGAACATCTTCCAGGGGGGAACGATTTAATTGTTACAGAGGGCGGGAACCTGTGTGGGAACGTGGGGTTCTTCGATAATACGCAGTGTACATACAACAGTGTTATAAATATAGGAGGGGGAAGTGTTGACAATTCACAAGAAGCCAAGAACGATAAATCAAACACAATTGACAATTTAATTGATATGTTACCTTTAGTTGTAGGAATAGCCGGGGGCTGTCTCATAGTGATAGTAGTCTTATACTTAACAATTAAATACTGTAAATGCAAGAAGAAGAGGACCAACCCAGAACCAGCGGAACCGGAGGAACACGAGATGAGGGATCTCAGGAGAAGGTTAGAGCCACGCCCTCCATACCAAAGACAGATGGGTGTTGAGTTTGAAATAAATGAAGCTCTCGAATTCATGGGCGTCGAAGGGAGTGAAAGCCCAGACTCAGGATGTCAGTCAGATGAAGAGGGATTCAGAGTAGGAGTCTAGATGGAACGAAGAGATAGGTCACCACTATCGTCCGCATATAATTTTACACAATTGGACTAGTACTATTGTACAGGGGTACCATTTACCCTGCCAGACCGACAAATAGGTCGGGTGTTTAGTGAGAAAGTCGCTAGCACCTGGGCGAAAGATGGGGCAACATACTGACTCTTGGGAGTGAGACCAGGGGGAAGTATGTAAGGCATGGTTAGGCTTGACCCCGTGGGTCAAGGCCGTGCTG